GGATAACTTCTCGGCATCAGCCTTAAGCTCCTCTTCCGTACTGCCTATGAGTCTATCTGAGAGCTCAATTGGAAGCTTGTTTTCATAAGCTACTTTGTTCTTCAAGAGCTTGTTCTCAGCAGATTCTGCTCTCTGCGTGAGATTTGAGACAGTATCATTAAAAGTCGAGAGTTTTTTATTTGCTTCCTCAACAAGCGTATTTGCTTCCTGAAGCTGCTTATCATAGTCGGCTTTCAGTGCCGTCACATCATCAGGAGATAAATAATCCTTGTATTTATCAGCAAGCTCTCTGTCCTTTTGTTTAAGCCTTGACTGAATTGCTTTGTCAAATTCTTCCTGTGTCTCAATTACTTTGAAATCGCCCATTGTGTGAAATCCTCCTCTTTTACCGTTGAGTCAACGTGATTTTTTGTATTAAAAAAGGACCTCTTAAAAAGTCCTTTTTAATAACTTATTGATTGCTTTGCTCTTTCCTCCTTGGTTGTGGCGCACAACCAAAAAGCCAAGATCATACTGTCCATTATTGAAATATCATAAGTATCAACAAGAGAGCTATATCCAAAGCCTCCCTGAGATCCGATAAGTCTTTTTTTGCAATTAGTAACAACATCCTTAAGACTCTCCTGTCCCATATGGACTATATCTTTAGAAAAGACCGCTTGCTCAAACATTGCATTTGCTGAAATGATTTCTCCGACCTTTGGAAGAATCGGCGGCTTTTTGATTCCGTGTTCCTTCATCTGATCAGCAAGAAGCTTCTGACCACTTGCTCCGTCAATCGCTATCTTTGAAATTTTTGGATTATATAGATATTCAAAAATCCATCCGTTTCCGGATCTTATTGACTCACAAGCTATTGATTCAACAAATATATGGCCATCCTTAGTCCTTGAAGCAATGCTCATTGCTACATTAACACCATCTTTTCCATATTTGATTCCGATATAGCGCTTCTCTTTAAGCTCAGGAAACTTTGACAGCTTGAGCTCATCCCAGTCTCCTTCGGAAAATTCTGACTTTTGATTAAACGTACACCAAAAGCCAAGCCTCTGGATGTTGAAGTCAAGAACAAATTCATCTGTATCTCCTGAGATCTCATTTCGAATATTTCTCTCCTTCAGGAGCCTTCCGAATGATGGATTGTATCTTTTCCAGAGCTTTGGATCATTAAGCTCATCAATTCCGATCATCTCCGGAGTTGACCATTCAGCCCATCCGGTATCAGGAGCCTTTTTATTAAGAACCGCATTTCGAATCCTAACAAATACATCTCCGCCTGATGTAACTGTCGGCGGAGTTCCGACCATGATAGTCTGTGGATTTTTGCTCGCAGATACTGTGTAGAGAAGAGCCGACTCTTGCTTTGATGTATATTCTTGAGCTTCATCAATTACAAGAAGGTCAAAGCCTTCTCCAAGGCCTCCGTTGTTGGTCCTTGTCCTAAAATCAATGACACCGCCTCCGGAGATCTCTATGTGCTCAAGGCCATACTGCTTTGAAGCATAAAAGCTCCGCTCAGGCATTTTCTTCTTCTTTTTCGAATGTTCCTGATATCCGGCTTTTTGAAGTAATGCATAAAGCCTATTAAAAGCATCATGAGATGTCGTTGTTCGGTGTGCTGTGTGGCAGATTTTTTCTTTTAAAACAATAAGACCATACATCTCTCTGGAAGCAAGGACTTCTCCTTTTCCGTTTCGCCTCGACAAGCCGATGCAATAATTCATGTGCTTCCATTGACCTTTGTTGTCAACAGCCAATATTGCACGAAGCTGTCTCTGCTGCCAGATCATAAGTTTCTGACCTGTGGACGAATAAAGCCTTACCGCCTTTGCGCCAAGTGATTTTGTTTTTTTTGTGAGCACTACGTTGGTATAAGAGGGATTCTGATTATCGTCCCTCATCTTACCTCCTTAGCGCTCTTTGCCTCTCTTTTATTTTTTCGACTTCCTTAAGAACTTCAGCCGGATTTTTATTCCGTGTAATAATTCCAGCGCTCCGCCTTGAATAGCCTGTTTCTTTTTGAAAGTCAGATATCACTTCATCTCGAAGGAGCTGCGCCGCTTGTTCGATGCGCTCCGCCGCTGATATAGTGCTTTTTTGTCCGATGGTTTTCCTTCTGTCAATCTCTTCAGGTGAGCTTTCCCATTGGCTTTTGCTCCAAACATTTTGAGACTTTTTTCCTGTTTGATAAGTTACTGTGCATCTGCAATACTGATGCCGCCTATATATATCATCAGGAGCCGAGCCATATTCATATGTTCCGGCAAGAGAATCACACCACGGACAGCAATTTGCTTCCGCAATCCTTGTTATGGTTGCCTTAAGTCCCGCCTCAGTTCTGAACTTTGCATTCGAATCGATAAAGTCATCAAAAAAAGCCTCAGAGTTGTTGATGATAGGCTCTCCCAGCCATATAAGAGCATCTTCAAGAGATATCCCTTCAGTTGTCATCTTGTCAATAAGTCCCTTGATCCTACTTTCAGGAAAATCAGCCTTAATGCTCTTTAGTCCGATGCCAAGCCTTGAATCAATAGTGCTCTGAATCTGCTCAGCCGCTTCATTTGTTAGCTCATAATTATTCTGAAGCGCCGGAGTAACTGTTCTTTTGGCTATGTTGTAATATAGCCGCCCATCCGGGAGATTTTCTTCATTCAGATTGCTTATCAAAGCTTTGGAGAGACTTTCTCCAAGCCTCTCCGCATAATCATGGCCATCAACAAATGTCGCTGTCCCATCTCTTATCCTTTTGCTTATCTGAGCAATCCGTCTGTCCCTCATCATGTTCGATTGAAAAGATGTCTGTATCTTTTCATTAAGAACCGGAACAACATCAGCTGCCATAATTCACCGCCTTCCCTCGCCATTTTAAGGCATGATAAAAGAGAGCTGGCGGACAACTCTCTCAGTGTTTGCAACCACCGTCATGCCACGAAAAAGAGCTCTGCTCTTATCGCCACTTTTCTGTGATCGTATCAACAAAAGCTTTCATTGCAACAGCAGCTTCTGCCTTTTCACTTTTAACAATCGAACCTTCAGGAATCCCATCCCATATGTCAGCATCAACTTGATAATATATCTGACCATTCTTCTCTGATGCGTTTCTTATTGTTGCCGGGATCATAACTGCATCCCCTGTGCTGAATTTTGTTTCCATAAGCCTCCTATTCATCAAGTTTTATCTTAAATTCCTGTCATCTCAAGGATCTTGTCTTCTGTAAGATAATCAGGATAAGATGTATTAATTTTCTGTATAGCATCACCTATGCCGCCAAGCATCGAAACATCAGCCTGAAAAGGTGGAAGCCATATCGGTGTTGTTATCGTGATCTGCTGCCTTGTGTAAGCATAATCATCTCTTATGCAAGCAGCCAAATATCCGGCATTAAGTATGCCGACATTGAATGATTTATGAGCTGCTTTTGCTGTGAGCCTTAAATTTTCGTGACTTGCCTTGATTGCATCATAGCTTGAAGGATTGCTCTGAGGGAATCCTAGATCATCAAGCGTAAGCCCGACCTCTCCAGCAAATAAAGCAGCGAACATCTTAAGCTGGTCAACATGAGGAGTCATGCTCTGTTGAGCAAATTGTCCAAGCTTAACATGATCTTGACCATCCTCATTAAGCGTGAATCTCATCATGGCCGACATTGCAGCCGACCATTTATTTAATGCTTCAGCTTCAGGATCAACTCCCGTCATCCATTTCTGAGGAAACGAAAAGAACTCCGCCGATATCTCTGATCTTTTAATTGTTCGAAGCGCTGAGCCAACTAATGACATACAAGCTCTGGAAATTCTTGAATGACCAAAAGGCCTCTTTGCATCCGGCTTAAAAATTAGCGGAACAAGCATCGGCTCTTTTACTTTATAAATTCTTGAATCAACAAGTTTTCCATTTTCATAAAAATAAGTTCCTTCGTGCGTGAAATATGCTTCTTTAACTGGCTGAAGACCTTTATTTCTTTCAAGAACAGCATATCCTTCATTAAGGAGCCCAGTTGTCGGATTAATAATTCCTGTTGCATCATCAGCGTTGATGATCTGAAGTCTTGGGAATCCGGACTCATCTTCTGATACATAAATAAAAGAACAAGCACTGATAAGAGCTCCAAGGATTCCTGAAGGAAATAGAACATCCTTGTTATTTGCTGCATAAATAGATTCAAGGTCAAAAGCGTCATTCCTGAAGCCATAAAAATCAAGCCTATCAGCCAGCGCATCAACTCCTTTAGCACACCAACCAACGCAGCTATTCCAGAATTTTAATTCCGGCGGAGATGAGATCCCAAAGTCAAACGTTGAGTTCTTCATCTCGTAAAAGAGATATCTGGTCCCTATCCTTATTCTTTTTTTAGTTAGTAAGTTCTTCAGGAACTCAATTCCGACATATTCCATAGGATCACCTTTTTAATTGATAAATTTATCACAGCCCCCGCCGATTTTCAGCGAGATATATGTGTA